GCGCGCCTAGGCGCAATAGTTTTGCGTTTTTCTTTCATTCAAAAATCGGATGGTGTTTGTTTTGACCCCCAGCCCAGCCCCAGCCACGAGCCGCCTTGACGCCAGCCGGTGGCCTGCCTCGAAGATCGAGATGTGGCCGGTGGCGGACCTGTCGCCTTACGTAAAGAATGCCCGCACGCACCCGCAGGAGCAGGTTGATCAGATCGCTGCATCGATGGAGCGTTTCGGGTTTACGATCCCGATGCTGGTGTCAGAGAGCGGTACGATCATCGCTGGTCATGGCCGGCTGATGGCGGCAATGCAGCTTGGCATGGCTGAGGTGCCGGTGATGATCGCCCGGGGTTGGTCTGACGAGGACCGCCGGCTTTACACGCTGGCCGACAACCGGCTTGCCGAGACGTCGGAGTGGGACCCGGAGATGCTGCAGGTCGAGTGGGCCGAGCTGCGCGAGCTTGGTCTTGGTGATGATCTTTCGATGATCGGGTTCTCTGAGGACGACCTGAACGACCTGCTGCCCGGTGCTCTGCTAGAGGTCACGGGTGGCCTGACGGACCCGGACGACGTGCCCGAGGTCGACGAGGACCATCCGATCAGCCAGCCGGGTGATGTTTGGGTGCTCGGCGATCATCGGATCGTGTGTGGCAGCTCGACTGACGCGGAGACAGTGGCCCTTCTGCTGGCGGGTGCGAAGCCTCACCTGATGGTGACTGACCCGCCCTATGGGGTGGAATATGACGCATCGTGGCGCAAAGACGCGCTGCCGCTGAAGAACCCTGGAAAAACAGGCGGGATGCACGGCAAGGTTTTGAACGACAATCAGGCAGACTGGCGAGAGGCTTGGGCGCTGTTCCCCGGTGATGTTGCTTATATTTGGCACGCTGGAAACAAGGCTCACACAGTCGCAGAAAGCATCGAAGCAAGTGGTTTTGAAATCCGTTCGCAGATCATATGGGCAAAGCATCAATTCGTCATTGGTCGTGGGCATTACCATCCGCACCATGAGCCGTGCTGGTATGCGGTGCGCAAAGGGGCAACGGGCCATTGGGGTGGCGACCGAAAGCAAAGCACTCTCTGGCAAATTCCCAAGCCGCAGAAGTCAGAAACCGGCCACAGCACGCAAAAGCCGATCGACTGCATGCGCATTCCGATCGAGAACAACAGCAACCCCGGCGACGCGGTCTACGAGCCGTTCTCTGGGTCAGGCACCACGATCATCGCTGCCGAAACCACTGGCCGCCGGTGCTATGCGGTGGAGTTGAACCCGGCTTACGTCGACGTCGCAGTGCGGCGCTGGCAGGAATACACGGGCCGGGATGCGGTGCTGGAAGGGTCGGGCGAGACCTTCGCTGAAACGATGGCGGCCCGCCTTGATGGCGAGCCGGAAGAAGATGCCGCTTAAGGCAGACGGTCAGGCGATCCTGTAGACCCTGCCGCGTTCGTCTGCGAGGGCGATGGCGAGGCATGTGGCGGAAAGCGAAAGGGTCATGGCGACCTCCGTGTGGGTGCGTCGCGGGGTGCGGCGCTTCTGTAATCACGTTCGCTCTTGTGCTGATGCTTATCAACAGAAATAGAAGCAAAAACAGAGACTTAAACACATGGCCGACGACGCTGAAAAGCAGACCATCAACACCCTTTCGGTGGGGCAGGTCGCGCAGTTCTGTGATCGCAGCACGCAGTGGATACAGCAGCGCACCAAGGAAGGGTTCATCGTCAAAGAGGCGCATGGCCGCTACAAGCTGGTGTCAGTCGTGCGCGGTGTGATGGCCTACTACGAGGACCTGCAGGCCAAGAACAACAAGTCTGTTGCAGCAAACCGCGCGACCGACGCCCGGACCCGGGAGATTGAGCTGCGGATCAAAGAGCGCAGCAGGGACCTGATCCCGGTGGAGGATGCCCGAGCCGTGGTTGGCGAGATGGCTGCGGCCGTCAGGTCGGAGTTCCAAGGCGTCCCGGCGCGATATACGCGAGACATGCAAGAACGCCGCAGGCTTGAGCAGGAAATCGATGGAGCATTCGAGCGATTATCTCGACGCACAACAGAAGCGGAGCGGGCTCTGGCAACTGGCCAAATCGATATGGAAGCCGAGCCAGAAGCGTGACCCGGCGGACTGGGCTGCCGAAAACCGAATTTATCCAGAGACGGCTGGCATCCCCGGCCCACGCGATCCTTCGCTGACGCCTTACATGATCCCTTGGTCGTCGGCGGTTCACAACGGTGGATACCGCCGGGTCGTGGCCGTCACTTCAGCTCAGTCGGGCAAAACTGACAGCATGCTCGACATCATTGGGGCTCGCCTAGACCAGCGGCCAGCGCCGATCATTTATGTGGGCCCGACCCGTGAGTTCCTGACCGACCAGTTCGAGCCGCGTCTCATGGGTCTGCTCGACGAGGCCGAGAGCCTCAAGCACAAGGTTGTCCGCGGCCGGCGTATGAAGAAAACGCTCAAGCATGTTGCCGGGGTGCGCATTCGTCTTGCGCATGCTGGCTCTTCCTCGGCTCTGAAATCTGACCCGGCCGCATTGGCGCTGATCGACGAGTTCGACGAGATGATGGCCAATGTCAGAGGGCAGGGCGATGTGCTGGGTCTGGTTGAGGCCCGGGGCGAAACATATGCCGACTTCGTGACCGCAATCACAAGCACGCCGGCAAGAGGTCTTGTGGAGATCGAGTTGGACGAGCAAAGCGGTCTCGAGTTCTGGGCGCGATCGGCACCAGAGGATTTGGAAAGCCCGATCTGGAAGCTGTTTCAGGAAGGCACGCGGCATCACTGGGCGTGGCCTTGCAAGCACTGCAATGAATATTTTATCCCGCGCTTTAAGCAGCTGCACTGGCCGGAGCGCGCCACACCATCGCAGGCAAAGCGGGACGCATATCTAAGCTGCCCTCGCTGCGGCGGAGTGCATACCGACGATGACAAGATCTGGATGAACCAGCGTGGCCACATGGTCGCGCCGGGTCAAAGTGTGACACTGGTCGATGACAACCCGGTGGTTTCCGGAGCGCCTGAGGAGAGCTCTACGCTATCGATGTGGACCTCTGGTCTGTGCTCGCCGTTTGTGACATGGGGCCAGCGCGCCGAGACCTATCTGACCGCGCTGCAGTCGGGCGATCATGACCGCATGCAGACGGCAATGAACGCCAGTTTTGGCGAGTGCTATTCAATGATCGCCTCGGGTGACGTGCCCGAATGGCAAGAAATCATGGAGCGTCGCCTGCCTTACAAGGCCGGCGAAGTGCCCATGGGCGGTCTGCGTCTTGTGATGGGCGTCGATGTGCAAAAGTTCTCGCTGGTCTTTGTTATGCGTGCCTTTGGTGCGCGTGGCACGTCTTGGCTGATCGATGCAGGCCAGCTTTACGGGCCGACCGACAGCGATGAGGTCTGGTCGCAGCTGGCAGAGCTAATGCTGCAGCCAGTGGCGGGCATGCAGATCGAAAAGGTGTTTATCGACAGTGGGTTTCGCCCGGACAAGCCGGAGCTTGGCAACGAGCACAAGGTCTATGAGTTTTGCCGCCGCTATCACTGGCTGTGTTGGCCCACCAAGGGGCGCGATGTAATGACGCCACCCTACCGGGTCTCAAAGATCGAGGCCAAGCCCGACGGTAAGCGTGCGCTTTACTCGGTCAATCTGGTTTTGCTATCGACTGATTTTTTCAAATCACTGGTGGTGTCGCGCATTCGCACGCCGATGGATGTGCCAGGCGCATTCTTTGTCCACAGCGAGGTGACTGAGGATTACTGCAAGCAGCTGACCTCGGAGGCGCGCATGGTCGTCGAGGGTCGTCCGAAATGGGTAAAGCGTTCACGCCATAACCATTTCCTTGATTGCGAGGCCATGTGTGCGGCCATTGGCTACACGCTTAACGTTCAACGCATCCCCGAGGGTGTCGAGCGGTCCGAGGAGGCAGGTCCTTCTTCAGGCTCCTCCGACAGTTCCGCCAAGGGTGATCAGCCGCCACCATCAGAGCCCACCTCCTCCCGGGCTTCTGGTGGTGGCGTGCTTCGAAAACGCTTCTCGAATGCCGGGAGCAGACTGAACAGGTAAACACATGTCCATTATCTCAAAGGTCCGCGATCTGATCGTGGGTTCACCTCTGCCTGCGCCGACCAATGGTGGCGAGGTGGCCTCTCGGCCGACTGGGCAATACATGCGAGGTGGTCGAGGGGTAACTTTTGCAGGCTGGAAGCCGGCACTGCGCGAGGCGCAAGACGATATCGCTGATGCGTGGGATGATGCCGCAGCGCGCGTGGGCGATCTTTTGCACAACAACGGCTGGTTGGCTGGGGCTGTGGATCAGGCGGCTGCCAATACAGTCGGGTCTGGCCTGCGGCTTAAGTCTATCCCGGAGAACGAAACCTTTGGCATGACAGCCTTTGAAGCATCTGAGTGGTCTAAAACTGTCGAGCGGCGGTTTGAGCTGTGGGCGCGCAATGCGCAAGAATGCGATATTCAGGGTCTGCGCACCTTTGGGCAGATGCAAAGTGCGGCGTTTCGCTCATGGCTGATCACTGGCGAAATACTCGCCGAGCTGCCGTTTCGGCGCAGGCCGTGGAACCGGTACGGCACCAAGGTGCGTTTGCTGCCGCCGCACCGCTTGTCGCGCAAAACTGAAAGTATGAACCGGCTGATCAACGGGGTTTATACCGACGTGGACGGAATGCCGGTGGGCTACCGGGCAATCCGCAAGGATCTGTTCAAGCATGATGTGGAATATGACGTGCGTGCGCGCGATGGGGCAGGGCGGCCGCGCGTGATCCATGTCTTTGACGGGCTGCCGGGCACGCATCGTGGCATCTCGCCGATGACGCCCGCGCTGCAGGTTGCGCGCCAGTTTGACCAGCTGGCCGATGCCACGCTGATGGCCGCGATTGTGCAAACGCTCTTTGCGGCAACGATCACGTCGGATGAGCCAACAGAGGAGGTGCTGGCGGGGCTTTTGACACCTCAAGAGCAAGCGAAGATGGCGTCCGAGGGTGTGGCCCCCATGGAGGCTTATATCGATATGCTGGCGGGCTTTTACGACGGCTCCTCGCTCGATGTTGGTATCAACGGTCGCCTTGCGCATCTGTTTCCGGGCCAAGAGCTGAAGTTTCACACCAGTAATCAGCCTTCATCGAATTACAAAGATTTCTCGATGCACCTCTTGCGCGAAATCGCACGCTGCCTTGGGCTGACCTATGAGAGTGCGACGGGTGACAACAGCGGGGCCACCTATTCGTCCTTGCAGGCAGCGACGGCTGAAATCTTCGCCATTACCAAGACGCGGCGGCAAAACATCATCGCGCCGTTTTGTCAGCCAATTTACGAGGCATGGCTGGAAGAAGAGGTCGCCAGTGGCGGTATCGCGTTTCCGGGCGGCTATGAGGCGTTTCTGGCCAACCGGACTGCGGCCTGCCGGGCGGAATGGCGCGGGGCACCGCGTACAACGGCGGATGATCTCAAGAAGGCAAAAGCGCACGAGACGTGGAAGCGGCTTGGTGTGATGTCCGACGCGATGATCTGCAACGACAACGGGGTCGATGTTGATGATGTCTACCAGCAGCTGGCCGCCGAGCGGCTGTTGCGGGCCGAATACAACCTGCCTGAGCCGATGTTGATGGGCGCAGCTGGCGGTGGCCCACAGGCAATTGCAGCCAATGCCGATGCGGATGATGGCGATGACGACGAAGAGGACGCTGCATAATGGCTTTGACGATCGATGAAAATGACCCCTGCGCGGCCGCTAAAGCCCTGCGTGAGGTCTATTACCGGCTGATCGCGGGTCAGGCCGCAGCGACAGTGTCGTTCACGGCGGGCCCAACGGGAGTTTCCCGATCGGCCACGTTCCACGCGGCCAGCCCAGACCGCCTGATGATGGTTATTCGGGGCTTTGAGGAAAAATGCGCCGCATCGCAGGGCAGATCGCCACGCCGCCGCGCCATCGCAACAGGAGGGGTCCGGTGAACGAGCCACCCACAATTATGCAGGCGCCAGAGGGGCCTTCGCTGACGCAGATCGCGTCGCGGGTCCTCAACCGGCCGCTTTTACTTCATCCGACAAAGGCCGAGATCATCTTGCAGGTTTTGCAGGGACGGTTGCCGATGGACGGGGCAAAGATCGAGGGCCTGCGCCCGGATGCCAACCAGTTTCTTGGCAACCGTTACGGCGAAGATGGTCGCGCGCGCAAATATGCTGTCGCCAACGGTGTCGCCATGATCCCGATCGTGGGCTCGCTGGTCAACCGCGGGGCGTGGATCGGGGCCAATTCTGGCATGGTGTCCTACGAGGGCATCACTGCACAGCTGCGCGAGGCGGCAGACGACCCAGAGGTCTACTCGGTTCTTCTGGATATCGACAGCCCGGGTGGTGAAGCGACAGGCATGTTCACCGTCGCAGAGCAGGTCCGGCAGCTGGGCGCTTCCAAGCCGGTCACGGCCTTTGTCAACGACATGGCGGCCTCGGCGGCTTACGGTATCGCGAGTGCTGCCAATGAGATCGTGGTCTCGCCGACCTCGATTGTGGGCTCGATTGGTGTGGTACTGACGCATCTCGATCGCTCAGGCGAGCTGGAGCAGAAGGGCGTCCGCGCGACGCTGATCTACGCAGGCAAGCACAAGGTCGACGGAAATCCGTTTGGCCCGCTGTCCGATGCTGTTCAAGCTGATCTGCAAACGGAAGTGATGAAGTTTTACGACCAGTTTGTGGGCCTCGTGGCCCGGGGTCGTTCCGGCATTACTGAGCAGGCAATCCGCGCCACCGAAGCTCGCACATTCATCGGGCAAGACGGCATCGATCGGGGGCTCGCAGACCGCGTGGCTTCGCTTGATGAGGTCCTTGCCAACCTATCAACCTCGGCCCACGGGGCCGTCAAAACAAGGAAAGGGTTTGCCATGAGCAATCCGAACCAAGCTGCCCCGCAGGCTGAAAGCGCCGGCATCACTGAAGCAGCCCTCAATGCTGCTGTTGAAACAGCTCGAGCAGAGGGTGCTGCCGCCGCAAGCGGCCGGATCAAAAGCATTCTCACCTGTGAGGCGGCCGCCGGTCGTGAAGCGCAGGCCATGGGCTTTGCCTTTGAGACGAGCATGAGCGCTGAGGAAGCGATCAAGGTTTTGGGAATGGCCCCGAAAGCATCGTCCGTCGCGTCGATTGAAGATCGCGCAGCGCGTGAAAACGAGTTCGGTGGCGATGCGTCCGGTGCCCGCGCTGACACATCTGAGAAGGTCAAGAGTGGCTGGTCCGCTGCTGTGGCTCAAGCAAACAATCGGTTCGTCTGAGCCACAATCTGGTCTGAGGAGATCATTCAATGACAATTCTAAACGAAGGTCGGCATCCCGGCGAGTTCCTGATGACTGAAGCCAATGGGCAGCGCTCGCGCGGCAACATCACCGTTGCCAGCGGCGCGGGCATCATCGCGCCGGGCACCGTGCTTGGCAAGATCACTGCGACCGGCAAGTTTGTCGCCTCTGCGGTTGGTGCCGATGATGGCTCTGAAACCGCTGTTGCCGTCGCGCTCTACGGCTGCGACGCAACCTCTGCTGACGCAGCCATCGCCGCCATCGTCCGCGACGCCGAGGTTAACGGCAGCGTGCTGACATATCATGCCGACCGCGATCAGGCGGCTGAAAAGCAATCTGCAAATTCTGATCTGGCCGCTGTTGGCATCATCATCCGCTGATCCGCGGTCAAACACGAAAGGACATCTAAATGTCGCTTCTGAATATTTTTTCGCAAGATGCCTTCAGCGTCATGCGCCTGACCGACGCTTTGCGTGAAATCAAGTATGCTCCATCGCGCATTGGTCAGCTCGGCCTGTTCCAAACGACCAGCATCGACACGCTCGATATTGGAATTGAAAAAGACAAAGAGCAAAACCAGTTGCTGATTGCGTCGTCTCCACGCGGTGGCCCCGGTCAGACATTTGGAAAAAACAAGCGGTCGATGCGCACTCTGCGCGTGCCACACTTTCAGGTCGACGATGCAATCATGGCCGACGAAGTCCAGCAAGTCCGGGCATTTGGACAAGAGGTGGCAGTTGAGCGCCTGCAGCAAAAGATTGCTGACCGTGCGGTCGAGGCAAGTCAAGGGTTCGCCCTGACCGAGGAATATCACCGCCTCAACATTATCAAAAGCGGCAACCTGCTCGATGCAAACGGCGATGTGATTTTTAATTACTTCAGCGAGTTTGGCGAGACCGCACCTTCCGAGATCGACTTCGACCTCGATAATGCAACCCCGGTAGAGGGTGCGCTGCGCAAGAAGTGCGCCGGGGTGATCCGTCAGATGGCAGGCATCCTCGATGGCCTGCCGTACACCGGCATCCATGCCTTTTGTGGAGATGCGTTCTTCGACGATTTGATCGCGCATCCTGAGGTTCGTGAGACCTACAAAGGGTTTGCAGACGCCTCAACGCTCCGCTCGGCATATGCCAGCGCAAATGGCCAGCAGAACAGCTTCGGCGCATTTGAGTTTGGGGGCATTACCTTCGAAAACTACCGTGGCGGCGGCTCGATCGGCATAGACACAAACAAGTGTCATATCTTCCCATTGGGCGTTCCGGGCTTGTTCCGCACAGTCTATGCGCCGGCAGACTATATCGAGACGGTCAACACGCAGGGCCAGCGGCTCTACGGCAAGCAGTACGAAATGCAAAACGGAAAGGGTGTGAACCTCGAGTTCCAGATGAACGCCCTGCAGTACTGCACTCGTCCGCGCGTTTTGATCCCCGCCAAGCGCACATAATCCGAAAGGATCAAAACCGTGGCCTCCATGTTTGACGATCTTGAGGTATCCCTGTCGGGTGCCATAAGCGGCATGTTTTCGGAGGCCGCGGTTCTGCGCCCAAGGCTGCGCCTGCCGTACACAGAGGGCATGCGTGACCCTGACCGTGCGCAGCACACAACAAAGGGCGTGTTTTCTGACGGCCCGGGCCTTTCGCCGATCAGTGGCGCTGGCGGAAACTTTGGTGCCGATCTGATGTTGAACGCCAGCGTGGCTGAATTCTGGATCGAACCAGCCGATGCACGGCTGATCCCGTTCGAGATTGAGCCGGGTGATCAGGTGAAGATATCGCAGCGACCCGGCCAGCCAGTTTATACGATTTCTGCAATCCAACGGAGTGCGACTGGCGAGATGAACCTTGTCATGTTCGACACCCCAAATCTGTAAAGGAGGCTGGTGATGCCGCGTTTTGCCATTACCGAAACCGCAGGCCGCATCGTTGCTGGCCACACCAACACGGGCGTTGGGTCTGTTTTGACCATCAGTGACGCACAGGCCGCGGATGCGCTCAAAAGCGGGCATCTTGTGGCGCTGGATGCCAAGGGGGCGCGCAAACCTATACGTCAACAATCCTCAAGCAATCCCGTATCGACCGTTCCAGCTGAAACCGTCTCCCCTGAAACCGAGCCAGAGGAATAGATGCATCATGCGCATCGGGATTGACCTTTCGCCGGACCTTATCGCGCTGATGGCGCAACAGGTTGCCGCCGCCGAAAAGGCCACCAGCAAAGCGATGCAGATCGCAGGTGGTGATCTCAAATCTGCGTGGCGGCAACAAGTGGTGTCGGCCGGGCTTGGCACGCGGCTTGGCAATACGGTGCGCAACCTCAATTTCCCAAAAGGTCAAACCAGTCTGCGCGCAGCCTCGCTGGTCTACACAAAGGCGCCGCGCATTCTCGGCGCATTTGAGCGTGGGGCCACAATCAGATCAAAGAGTGGGTTTTATCTTGCAATCCCAACCGAGGCAGCGGGGCTTGCTCCGGGTGGGCGCAGGTTTACGCCGGGCGAGTGGGAGCGCAGGCGGGGGATCAAGCTTCGGTTTGTGTACCGACCGCGCGGTGGCAGCCTGTTGGTGGCTGAGAAGGCACGCCTGAACACCAAAGGCATTGCCGCGATCTCGCGCTCCA